GTATTTGCGCCATTCGGAAGTCCAGCATTACATACACGATATGAAACAGTAATGATAGAAGATGTAGCTGGCTGAACACCAAGCACACCATCACCAAAACCAATCTTATACTTTTGCTGACGATCTGCTTCGACAAAGTAAATTTTAGAACTTGAGTTTACAGAAAGAATATCGTTACCAAGTACATATGTTTGCGTATTGCCGCCAGATGTTACCGTAACTGAAATGCTTGTTGTATCTACCATTTCATTTGGTAGAACAAAAGACGTATTCGAGCTTCTATTGTAAACAAATCTATGTGTTAGCGGTTCGCCTTCAACAATATTGATATAATCGGCAAAGCCGTTTGAAGTGTTGGCAGTAATCGTATATGTCTGTGGTGTAACAAATTTATATGTCGCACCGTTTACAACTGCGTTGAAAGCTGTATCCTTAGGAACACGAATTGATCTAAAAGTCGTATTGGCAAGCGAGTTGGTAAAGATAAGCTGCACATTAGCACGAGCGCCACGCGCTGATCTTGGCGTATAGCCAAGTGCCTTAGCATGAGACACAACCGAGTCATATAGCTGAGCTGAATCGATAAAGCTTTCATTGACTGCCATGTTTGCATAGAACGCATTATAATACGTATTGTATGCAAGCAAATCAAGCAATGTACCTAAAGCTGAGTCCGCAAAGTCATAATCAGCAAAATCTTGTTTCGACGCAATATAGTTGCGAAGATTGCTACGGATTGTATCAAAGTCCAATCCTGTTACGATGAGGTCGGTGTTGACTGCCATTATCGGACCCTATTGAGATTGATGTCGATATCAACGTCGTTGAGTGTAACGGCGTTTCTAAACTTGACTGTAATATAAAGTTGGTTACTATCTCTGTTTTCAGTAACAACTACGCCACCATTTTCAGCAACAACAGCTCTTGGTTCGTAATTCTTGATAGCCGTTGTAATCTGGTTTTCGTAGTCGCTGGCAAAAATAGTATCGAAGTTATCGAATAGACGCTTACGAACATCTCCGCCAAACTCTGGGCGAAACGGACGCTCGTAGCGATTTGTTAGCAAAAGGTTCTTTAGTCCTTGCTTGACCGCATCGTCATCCTTCTTGACAAGCAGCTTGCCTGTCGATGGATGCGCACGAAACATAAGATCAAAGTCTTTGTTTGTGGTCTTGCCGAGCGATGGTGGTAGTGGTCTTTTTTTCATATGTTTTCCTTTATCTTATTTATTCTGAAAAAAAGACTTGACAAATCAATCAAACGCCATTATAATAGGAATTGTATTCAGGCGGTTGTAATACTCGTATTAGCTTTAGCTGCCGCAGCTTTATCCGTTTCCTCGATGATATGCAATGCTTCAGCCACCGTCGATGTTGGTTTGATAGCAGGATACTTCTTGATTAGTTCCGGATAGCTATACTTAGTAAGTTTGGTATAGTCAACTTGCTGTAATAGTTCTGCTGTATGCTTTTCGATCTTAGCAGAGATTTCCAGTCTTTTCTTTTCCAAATTCTCTTTAGACTTGTCTCGTCCATAGCCACCAGAGCCCCAATTAGCACTATTTGCAGTCGAGGTTAGTTTCTGTGGGCCATAAGAAGTCTTAGCAGGACTATCAGCAATTAGATTGTTGCGCGGACCAATTGTCGACATAATACCCATAAACTTGGATAGAGGTTGGTTTAGCGTCGAAAGCGATGAGCCGGCTGCTGATTCCGCAAATAGATTTTTTGGTATAATAGGATCTTTTGGCTTTGTTGGTGGCTTGAGCTTCTGTGGTCCTTGTGCGTCTTTTGTTGGAGCAATAGTAACCTTAGGAAGCATCTTGAGTGCGCCGCTTGCCAATACAAGATTAGGAACAAGCGTAGCAAAGTTTGGTTTACGACCAGAAGCGGCAGTAGCAATAAGCACACCAGCCATCGCGTTCATATTGAGCATAGGGAAGTTTGCTTGAATACCAGCTGCCTTAGCAGCGAACCCGATCGGGTCAGCGGCAATCTTTGTAAGCGATGCGATCTCGTTAGCAAGCGGAATCTGACTTGCTAAATCTGCAAGTCCAGGAATGCCACTCAATAGATTACCTTTGATAGCAGCAAAAACAAGAGACGCTGGTCCAGATAGACCAAGACTCATAAGTACCTTTACTTGTGCAATCTTGTTTACGATATCTGCTGCGCCGCCTAGTTTGAATGGCAAAGCGCCTGTTAGGTTCTTGATTGCACCAGTAACAGCAGAGATGGGTCCGTCGAGTCCAGCACCAAGAAAGTCTTTAGCAAGTCCAGTCATTGCGTCAAGTGCACCAGTCTGCTTGAGCGCAGCAAGACCAACGAGAATAGCTGGATCAATTTGATATGGAGGCGCACGATAGCCAAGTGGATCTTGAATCATACGCTTCGCTTCAGCATGATTGACTAGCTCTGGATGGTCGCGATTCATTCGCTCCAGCAATTCGCAGAGTTCGTTTGTTCCAGTATAGATGTATTGCTTGCCGTTGAGTGTATACTTGTCACCCTTAGCAAGAGGCGTCTTGTTATCCGCTTCCTGCTTTAGTTGAGCAAGACGTTCACGCTTCGAAACAATATCTGGTGTATCTGGTATATCTGCCATATTATCCTACCGTAACTGTTCCAAGACCACTCGATGCGTTTGGTGCGCAATGATCTCCGCCTGGAATAGGGCAAAGCGCGTCAGCTGCTGCGCTATCTCCAACAACAATAATTCCTTTGCCGTTGATTGTAATATTGCTATGCGATGTCGACAAAGCTCCACCACCATCAGTGTTTTCATCACCATCGACAGCAATTAGCTTTCCACCAGCATAAACTGTGGACTGACCTGATACAATCGTTGTCGCTCCGCACGCGCGGCTATCGTCTTGTCTATGAATCGCTGCCATTATGGATTTAGCTGAATTGTGCTACCCTTGATTGTAGTTGTCGATGATGCTTCGACGTTTAGTGTTCCTGCATTTGCTTTGACGGTTGTATTGCCGCCAGAAGCAATACCCATATCTGTACCAGCACCCAATCCCATTCCCGATGTAGCAATAGCTTGAAAATCTTTGCCAGCAAGAACAGCGTAGTTTCCACCAGAGATAACAGTTGACTCTGTTCCTGTGGATTGGAAATACTCGTTGTTATTTGTTTCGGTCTTATTACCGCCAGTTACTTCGTCGCGATTACCTGATGTACGATGCGCTGTCTTGCCGTTGACTTGTGTACGCTGATCCCCAATAACTTCGCGTAGCTCGTTGCCGCCGACCTTTACTTTGAGATCGCCGCCAATATTCAACTCGTAGTTTCCGTCAACATGCTGAATAACGTTGCCTGTGCAATAGATATTGATTGGACCGTTGACTGTTAGATTGAATTCACCAGTGGTTACTTCGTCGCGCCCTTTGTCATTGAATTCTTGACGACCGCCCTTAGCAGTCGTGATCATAGCTCCATCGTCTTTGATCTCGACGAATGTTCCTGACTTGTGGTAGATATGAATACGGCAATCACCTGGAGTATTATCAAACTCCACGACATGACCGGCTTCTGTCGTATAGGTATGATTGCCGAGATACTCGGACTTCTTACCACCTTGATCCTGTTGATTCCAATCCGCCATCAATTACCCCTTGCCGCTGCCGAAGCAGCTACTGCAACTCCAAGATTTCTTCCTGATATTCTTGCGCCTGTCGATGCTATTGTTCCTGCGCCTGAACTAATAGCCGCATCCTGAGCAGCAACTTTTGCAGCTGTTTCGTCGAGTGCGCTAATAGTATCTGTTGGCATCGAGCCGGCAGAAAGAAAATCAAGATTATCTATAACATTTAGATCGCCTGCTGCAGCGCGCTCAATATCTGTCAGACTATATGTTCCAGCAGCACTTGCTGTAGGATCTACAGCTTTATTCTGCACAGGATTTGCTTTTACGTTACCCTTGCGCTGTGTCTTGTCTTTACTCTTGACGATTGTTTCTTCAACGCGTTCTTCGTTACCGCGACCCACAAGTGATGTTGAAGCATCGTCGTTGAGCGTTGGATGAACAGAAGGAACGGGAGCAATACCGTTCTTGCCGCCAAATAGTTTATTCAAGTTTGCCATCAGCAAAGCAACAGTCGCAACCTTTTCGAGTAGTGTTGGATTCTGTTGTTGAATCTGTACTGGCGTTGGTGGTATAATTGTAATACCAGTTTCCTTAGTATCACTCGCAAGAATAGTGTCAGTCGCTATATCTGATACGTAAGCTTCAACCTGATATGTTCCGGGCTTGAGCGGTGTAGAGAATTGCAGCTTCCATTTATTAGGCTGTACTGTTTCGTCTAGACCTAAATTCCCTTCAAACAGTTTATATCTTGTATAATTGACATAAACAGATATTGTTTCTTTTGCTTGTCCAGGAGCACTAAAACGCTGAAAGTCAACATAGCCCGTAAGTGTAGGCACAGTATTAGATGTTGAAAGCGGCGTAATACTAATTGAACTCATGACATTGCTCCACCAGAGCCAATCGAGTTCTGCTCAGTATCTTCTTTTTGTTGAATATGTGGTAGCACGCCAATTGCTACAGGAAACTGTTCGCCGTCTCCGTCGAAAAAGAATCCAACCACTTTGCTATTCTCGACAATACCCGTAGGGCTGTGACCCACTCCCGAGATACCTGCGGACGTCATAGGCATAAGTACATAGCACCACGGCAACTGACTCGTTGGCAAGTCGCCTTTATTATCCGTGTGCTTGCCCTTGATGCGCACTTTGATACGACCCAGCTTGAGATCGTCCTTCTCGCCCGAGAACTGCCCAGTGCCGCGATCCTCGACCACGCCGATCCACCACTTCAATCCGTCTTGTCCGAGAACTGTACCTAACTCAGCCATAATTATCCTTTATTCTGCGAATCAGATTTACATTCTAAAACACATTCATACTTCATATCTTTTCCGTCTTTATATAATACGTGTCTAACTGACGTAACCAAATAAGAACCAGAACGATTATCCAGTTCGCCTTCTTCTTGGTTAGCCGGAATATTCAATTTTACTTTGATTCCAGGCTTATATTCTACGTCTCCTGGAACGCGAACGTGCATAATAAGATTATCTAGTTGCGTTGCAGCTGACGAATTTGCTCCATGCTCGTGCACAGTTCTTTTATTTTCAGAAATCTTTGGATCGCGCGCGTCACGAAATTTACTCTTAGATGCTCCTGGCGCAATAACAAAGTTGAATCGTTCGCCGCGCGCTGTCTTTTGTTTTTGTGTAATTTGATTTTTGCCAGTATGTGAAGTGTCGCCGGCACCATCGCGCTTTGATCCACCGCCCGTCTTTCCTGTAGTTGGATCAAAATAATACCAGTGGTCAGAGTCTGCACCGTTGAAACTGGACTCAACAGTATTGAAATCTTTTTGCTGCTCGAAGGCAATAATATTACGCTGCGGATCACTACCGGCAGCACCAATATTCTGTTGCGCATAGCTAAATGTAAACTTATCTCCTTCCGATAACATCGAGTCAATTGTTTTGAAGTGATACCCTTCGCGGTCTTGATAATAAACATAATTCGATGCTTTAGCCTTAGCAGACTTTGCTTCCTTTGCAGCCCATCGAATAGCGGTTACCGGCGAGCGCCCAGTTCCATAATATGTTGCGTTGCCCTCGGACTCTTCGTTTGTGGTTAGGTCTTTTTTGATTGTGATTGAGTCCTTAGTATAGTCCTCGTGCCACTTCTTGACCATCTCGGAAAGCTTCTCGCCGACATAAGCTTTAGCCACTTCTTTTTGATTATTCTCTAAAAACTCTTGCGGTACGCAGGTCAGCTCATAATAATCTTGATTATCTTTGACGCGCGTTCTATCTCCAATAATACCGGTCTTGAATTTCATGCGAATGGTGCTACCTTCGCGATTGCCGAAAGCAAGCTCGACGTCCTCGCCGCCCTTCAACTTAGCCTGCTGATGGAACCCAGACGCGTCGTTGACTGATATATTAGATGAGGCGGCTGTTTCATAAATGCTTTCGAAATAATCCAGCTTACTGACAAGACTGCGAATGTCAGCGCCACCCACAGTGCATTGTGAAACAATACCAGTTGCTACATTCGGATTCATCTGACGAATTGGCTTTCTTCAAAGATATATGGATGCTGATCGCGAATAAGATGTACGTAGTGCAAGTCGAGTAAATAAATGTGTCGACGTTGCTCGTTCAAATCATTTTCATATTCAAATATATTTACTTCTTTTCTATCCGTGACTGGCAAAGCTGCGTATGTGGTATAATCAACAATAACAGTCTTTTCCGGATAAACACGGCTTTGAAGACCGTCAGAAGCAATAGTATTCTTTTGCAGTATTTTTTCATAGTGGTGAATATTCTGATATGCATACTGCATCGAGCCATACTTCTGTACAATATACGCGTTGAATTGCTCGTAGCTTAGAGGCCATTCATAATATGGGTCGTGGATCTCATTAGTCAATAGCACAAGCCAGTCGAGTGTATAGTCGTCATAGTAGTCATATGCCACAACGTCTGGGCGCTCACCGTCTTGCACATAATACTCGTCGTAAGTAACCGCCGCATTGCTAATAAAATTAGCCACAGAAAAACGACGAGTAATATCGGTAACAGCAATACCTTTATTCTGCCCAGGAATACGATAAGGAATAATTGGATGCGGTCTAAAGAAAAACATTGTTATCCTTAGTTAGTAGCACTATTTGGGATATCAAGCGCAGGATCTGGTGTTCTTCCTGGATTCGATGCGTTCCACTGTGCTGTTGAATTTCTGACAAGACCTGCTGTTTCGTCTGGTAGTGCTCTCGAACGCTCTAATAGTTCTGGATCATTATAGACAGCCGACATATCAGCTGGTGGCGCTGACGGACGACCCAAAGTTTTATTGAGCGAATTCTTTGTGACGATCTCTGTTTCTTTGAACGATAGCGTCAATTCAACTTCAACTGGTGCAGGAGCTCCACCGCCATTTGCGTCACGAATATAAGCAGCAACGCCTTGACCATGGTAATTGACCTGAATATCTGTACAGACTGATGGCTGTAGCTCAAACAAATAATTTGGATGGCGGAACTTGATATTGAAGAACTCTGGATATTTGAAGAATAGACCGCCGCCAACATATTCTGGGTGAGCATAATAAGTAAACGCGTCAATAATCATTTTGATCATATTCGATTCTTCGCGGCTTCTTGGTGATAGTTTCCAAGAGAAACGATGTTCGCGGAAATCAACGCCAGTAAATAATACGATCTTGTGTGGGTTCTGTGCTACACCAAGACCAACCTTGAGCGCTGCTTCGAACGCACCTGCGCCGCCGAGAGCATTGATGCCTTTACCAATTGTATCTGCAGCGGCAGCAAATCCGCCTCGCCCGCCGCTTTCTAGTGCAGCACCAGAGATACCATCGCCGCCTGCTCCACCCAATAGAGAAGGGAGCGATGAATTATTATAAATTTTTTGGTCAAATGGTTTTAGAATAGCGCCAGCAGCTGCACCCAGATCAGGTGTGCTATACTGTGGATTATAATCTGTGGTAAGACTAGACGGCATCGGAAGTCTAATTGTTGCGAGATTGACCTGACTACCAATATTTCCTAGAGTCTGTACGGCTTGACCAATAAATGCATTGACTTGATTTTTTACAGCAAAGTCCTGAAATACTTTAGAATCAGCTAATTTACTAAGAGCCTCTGATCCTTGACCTTTTGTTTCGACTGCTTGGAATTCAATCCAGTGGTCAATTGTTTTGAGATCGTCAGGGAAATAAAAGCTAGAATCCTGAAAAGGATCTGGTCTACTAATTTGTCCAACAAGAGATACTCTTGGTGATGCTGTACGACTCAATGCTGTAAACGCTGCAGCGATGCCAGCAACACCGGTTGCAAGTCTTTCTGATCTTAGTTGTTTAGCAGACATTGAAACTCCTTTTCGATATGATATTTATATCGATACATAGTGCCATGGCTACTTACAGAGGGCGCTTTCAGCCCAAAAACCCAAACAAGTATAAAGGTGATCCAACGAACATTGTCTATCGTTCGTCGTGGGAATTACGCTTTATGAAATATCTCGATGAGAATCCAAATATAATTCAGTGGGCGTCAGAAGAATTATTCATACCATATAAATCACCGCTCGACGGTAAATGGCATAGATATTTCCCAGACTTTATTATTCGTATGCGAGACCGCGATGGCAAACTATCGACAAAGATGATTGAGATCAAACCGCGCTCACAGTCTGTGCCACCGACAGTCAAAACAAATGGATCAAAGCCAACAAAGAAGTATCTGCGAGAGGTCGCAACTTACGGTATAAATATATCGAAGTGGGAAGCAGCGAAAGAATACTGCTTGGACCGCAACTGGGAATTCGTCGTATTGACGGAAAAAGAATTAGGAATATAGCTTGGTAGCTTACGTCTTCGACACAATACTAAAGCGCGGTGCTAAAGCCGGCTTCACGCCGTCAATCAAACGCGATGCGCGTCAGTGGTTCCGTAAGCAAGCGCAGGCAGCTGTCGCAACGCCAATGCGTATGATCGGTAGTGATCGCTCCAGACTAACAGCGCGCCCAGTTATTGGCAGCATGTATTTGTTTCAGTATGATCCAAAGGGAAAAGGGAAACTACCTTATTATGACAGATACCCTCTTGTCTTTCCTATCGGCGCTGGTCGGACCGGCGGATTTGCCGCAACTGGAGGTTCTTTCTTGGGACTCAATCTCCACTATCTACCACTCCCTCTTAGAGCCAGATTGATGGATGCGCTGTATGCAACAGCAAGCAATCAAACGCTGGACGAGAATACGCGTCTGAAAATATCTTATCAGATATTAGCCCAAGCAAGTAAATATCGTTTCTTCCGTCCGTGCATCAAGCGTTATTTGATCTCGCACGTGCGCACTAAATTCTTTTACATCGAGCCCACTGAATGGGAAATGGCTTTATTTTTACCTTTTGATAGATTTGTTGGCTCAAATAAAACTCGCATTTATCGCGACAGTCGCGACAGGATCTAACAAATGCCATTCAATATCGAAGAATTCAACGCAAATATATCGCAGAGCGGTATTGCACAGACCTCTCACTTCGAAGCATGGATTCTTGGCGGTCCAGGCGTAGCACCGAATATTCTAAACAGATACGGTCTTGACGGTGGTATGCGCTTCCGTATTGAATCGATCAATTTACCTGGGCGCAATCTACAGACGCTGGATCAGAATTATCATGGTCCGGTTCGCCGTATTCCATTCCGCTTTACTCAGCAGCCCGTCACGATAAGCGTTATTCTATCTAAGGATATGCGCGAGCGTGAAGTATTCATGCGCTGGCAGGATTTCTTTATTGGGCACTATCGCGATAACCCTAATGGCACCGCTATTCCGGGTATGTTCGATACCAAGTATTATAAAGATGGTATTGGAACGATTGCTATTCTACAGTTCTCGCAGCCAATCGGAACTGACGCAATGACCCTCGCGCGTATCGGATCGCAGGTCGTTACTAAGTTCGTCAATCCAAATAGTAACGCTGGACGTAATATAACAGCAGGCGCTCAGATTGCCTCTAATATTCTACGCATCTTCGACCAGCCTACGTTTGAAATTCAGAATACTATTACGCTAGAAGAAGCATATCCAGTCTCCGTCAATGATATACAAATGGCTTGGGGCGATGAGGGATATGGCAAATTGCAGATTGAATTGAATTATCGTTATGCTATTGAACATAATCAGAACTTCGGTAGCAGCGATCTATTCAACATGGAAAAGTCAAATAGAGTCAAATAAAATCATAATTGGAGTGAATTATTATGGCATTACCTAAGTTAGCTGCGCCGCGCTTCTCAGTCGAACTACCGTCAACTGGTCAGCGTATTTCGTTTAGACCATTTCTAGTCAAGGAAGAAAAGGCGCTGCTGATGGCAGCAACTTCCGACGATCAGAACTCGATGATTGACGCAGTAAAAGATGTACTTGCTGCGTGCGTATTAGATGAGACCGTAAATATATCGAATCTACCGTTCTTTGATTTGGAATATCTGTTTCTCAATTTGAGAGCCAAGTCTGTTGGCGAGATTGTCAAGCTAGAATATCGTCATACTGGCGGTAGGAATTATCAGGGTATTGAGTGCGAAGCAGTAACTCCGGTCGAGATCAATCTGGAACGAGTCAAGGTTGAGAAGAGCGAGAAGCATAGCAATAAGATTCAGATCACTGATAATCTTGGTGTGGTTATGCGCTATCCGACAATCAGCGATATCAAGCTGGTCAATGACGGCGCAGACGAACTAAAGATGATTGCCAAGTGTATTGTTTCGGTATACGACGAAGAGAATTTATACGAGCCGGATAATTTACAAGATGCAGTGGACTTTATTGACTCGTTGAATACGCAGCAGTTCTCCAAGATCATGGAATTTATTGCGACAATGCCAAAGCTGCGTCATACGTTTAGCTATAAGTGCAAGGGCTGTGGGCAAGAAGATACGGTCACGCTGGAGGGGCTGTCAGATTTTTTTTGATGATCCTCTCTCATAATACGCTTGCAAATTACTACCAGACTAATTTTTCGTTGATGCAGCATCACAAATATTCGCTAAGTGATATAAATGAAATGATTCCGTGGGAGAGGGATATTTACGTCAAGATGCTTATTGAGCATTTAGAGAAACTAAAAGAAGAACAAGAAAAAGCTAAAGCAAGGCGATAATGTCAAAGGAAGACGAAGAAATTCTTAGAGCCATCCTCGAAAAGGGTGGTGATAAAGCTAAGAAAGCTGCTGCGGAAGCATTGGCTGCGCAGCCGCATACTTCGGACACACCGCCAGAAGTCAAGCAGGTCAAGCAGAAGCGCAAGGTCAAAGGTCTTGGCAAAGTTATTGGCAAGATCGGTAAGTCTAATTTTTATCAGACCAAAGAAGGTAATATTGTAGACCAGAACGGTCAGATCCTTGAAGGTCGTCTTGCTCAAATCCTAGCTAAAGAAACTGAAGTAAAGAAAGCTGCGGTTCAGCAAGCCGTAGCTACAAAGCCGGCTGCATCGAATCAAAAGAATGCTGAACGTCAAATTGATCGCGAGCTAAGTGGCGTTGTCAAAGCTACATCAAATCTAGCTAAGAGCCATGAAAAAATCCTTACAACGTTGCCAAATGCTTTCGGTGAAGTTGAAAAGGTTATAGCAAATATAACTGAGCAGCATGAAAAAGTTGTTTCTAATCTAATCAAACAGAACGACGAGTTACGCGAAAAGATTATTGAAGCAATAACAGGTGTAAAGGCAGCATCTAAATCTGGCGGCGCTACAAAAAGAAAACCGTCTAAGGGAGTTGGCGCTTCGCGTGCAGCGAAAGGCACAGAGATCAAAGCTGCTGCAGCAAAGAAAGCTGCAAAAGAAAAAGCAGCAAAGGAAGAAAAAGAAAAGGTAAGTGCACCTTCTCGTCCTGTTGCAGCTATGAAAAAGGCTGCAAAGGAAATTGGATTCGCTACGCTTGCCGGCGCTGCAATTGGTGCTGCTGGATACTTTGCTCCTAAGCCAGAAGAAGCAGCGGCTCCACCAGCAGGCGGCGGTGGTCGAGCAGCTCCAACAGGACCAGTAACAAAGTATGAAGGTCTTGGTAGTATCTCAGCAAAGTATGAATCCGGCGGTAAGGGTGTTCATACTATTTCGTCTGGGCGCGGTGACCCAGGCGGCGTATCGTATGGCGCACATCAGCTTGCGACTAATACTGGAACGATGGCGCGCTATCTTGCGTCTGCCGAAGCAAAAGAGTATGCAGGTAGATTTGCTGGACTACAGCCAGGAACCGAGCCATTCAATCAAGTCTATAAGCAAATTGCTGCCAGTGACCCACAAGGCTTCGCTGCTTCACAAAAAGCGTTTATTACAAGAACACACTTCGATCCAGTATCAAAAGCTGCTGGAGATAAAGGCTGGGCTGTAGCTGATCCACGCATACAGGAAGTTCTGTATAGTATGGGCGTTCAGCACGGCGGCGCTAAAAAGATCGTCGAGCAAGCAGGTAGTCCGCAAGGCAAGACTGTGGAAGAGCAAGTTCAAATGCTCTTCGAGGCTCGCAAGAAATATGTCGCCGGCGTATCGATGCCAGAAGCAACAAGACAATCTCTCTATAACAGATATGCAAGTGAGCAGAGAGATGTTCTTGCTATGGCTCCTGCGCCTGGTGCTCCGCCCGGTGCGCCTACACAAGTTGCAGGTAGTAACTTCGCAGTTCCTGGACAAGGAATGGGCGGAGCAACACCAAGCTTCGGTGAGCCGCAGAAGACAGGCTCGAATGGTAATCTAGACGATGCACAGCTTGTGGCTATTGGTGGCGGTAGACATAGACTGCAGCCAAGCGCAGCTGCAGCTTATGAAGCAATGGTTCAAGCTGCTAAAGCAGATGGAGTATCGTGGTCTATTACAGATTCGTATCGTCCGTATGCAGCGCAGGTCAAAGTTGCACAAGAAAAGGGATTATATTCACAGGGCGGTCTTGCTGCTCGTCCTGGTACTTCTAATCATGGTTGGGGTACAGCGCTTGATCTTGGTGGCGGCGCTAACTCACGCGGAACAAAACAGAACGATTGGTTGATGGCAAACGCAAGTCGCTTTGGCTTTAGCACAATTGCGCGCGAACCGTGGCACTGGGAATATAAAGGCTCCGGAGCAGCTATAGCATCTGCTGGACGACCAGAAGCAGCGCCACAACGAGAGCCAGGAAACGCTCTTGCTGTTGCGTCAAGACAAAACCAAGTAGATACGATGCTTGCTGAAAATCAAGCTCGCGGCGGAACTGTTATTGTGCAAACAGACAGAGTTATCAATAATACAAGAACAGTATATCAGACAGCATCAGTTTCACAGAGAAGAATGGAACAAGATTTCAATCCATATAATATGCTCGCTAGTGCTGCCACAGGGAGACCTTTATTCTAATGGCTATTTCTAATCTTCTTCCTGCGCAAGGCGCAAACGATAATAGACCAAACCTCAAGCAGTTCTTTGGTAAGAATCCTGCTACGGCTAATGACAACGTACAGCGCGTATCGAGTGGTATGTTCTCCAATGCCTTCATTGATTCCGTTGTTGGCGCATTACAAGGTCTAGCCCAAGAGATTGCTAAGATCACTGAGATTGCGCAGAAGGTTATTGCGTCTTTTGGAAATATCGTCGAATCAATAAAGGCACTAAACAAAGACGTAACTAATCGTTTTCGCGTTCTCAATAACGAACTCAACGCAAGCAAGATTGATTTTATTCGTACAGTTCTAGCTATTCCAAAGACAGATACACCAGTCAAGATCGACGGTGTGCCTGTCAATGTAAAGCAAGAAGAACAAAAGAAAGAAGGAGACGCAGACGGATTTTTTGAAAAGCTTATACAGATGTGGCTTGTAAAGAATCTAGGTGAAGGTGCTATTGCTCTACTAAAAAGCCTTTTAGATTTTGCTAAAGGTACAATGGTTACACTTATCAAGTTTGTGGCAGAAACACTACCTAGACTTCTCGCTCTATTAGAAGGAGCACTTACAGGACCTGCAGCCACAGCCTTGGCTAACGGACTGAGAGCTGCTATATTCAATCCAGTAACACTAGCTGGTGCTGGATTTATTGCTCTTGCTTATTGGGCTGGAGAGCAGAGAAAACAAAATCCAGAAGCTTGGGTTGACTTCCAGCTAAAGATGCGTGGTGCTGGAGAAAGATCGAAAGTTATTACTGGACCACAAGCTGAAACAGATAAGTTTGGTCCTCTAGAGGAATCCGGAGTTATTAGACCATTTGATGTTCTAAAAGCAAACGGACTTGTCAAAGATCAGAGAGACATTAGAAATGTTGTTGACTTTGCAGACGGAGACATTATTACACTCAAGGATGGTCGTTGGTTCGATACAAAATCTAAAAGCACGGAACTACAACCAGCTGAAACAAATCCTAGCGCAAAAGCTAAAGCTAAAAAAGGAAGACCTACAACTGGTGTTTCGCCTAGTGGATTATCTACAACTGGCATGTCTGGAGATACACAAGCTGGTGGTAGTAGCGTAGCCCCATCTACATCAACAATGCCATTGGGTACTCCGACAAATTCTACAGTGCCTGCTCTTGGTACAACTGGCGCAGGTAGCTTTAGTCCTGGCGGAGTAACTGGATCGCCTCCACCCACTAATCAAATGGGAACACCAGCCGGTGAGATAAAAACAGAATCTAACGTACCTGCGCCGCCTCCTTCTGGTGCACCCAGCGGCACTCCAGCAGCAACTAGTATGGCTCCGCCTCCAGCTGGTCCATCTGGCGGAGAAGGTGCTGGCAGTGGTGGTGGAGTTGCAGTTGTTCAGAATAGTAGCGTACAGAATGTCGGAACAACAGCTGGTGCAGAGAACGGCGGTATGACAGGACAGAACTTACCGATGTTTGCGCGCAATCCAAAGCTGCAATCTACGTTCGGTATGCAGAATGTAAGATATCAATAAAAAAAGGGGAGCCGAAGCTCCCCTAAGTCTAATCATAGGTGAAAGGAATAAGCCCTATGATTATTCGTCATCCTCAGCAAGCTTGTTGAAGAATTCCAGATCGTCGTCATCTTCGACCTTAGGCTTCTTCGCTGGAGCTGCAGTCTTACCAACAGCAGGTGCTGCGGCTGGACGAGCAACAGAACGCTCAAAAGGGATATCGTCATCTTCCTCGCTCTTACGAGCAGAACCATTTGGCTCAGAGAGAACCTTTTCGAGACGGCGCTTCAGTTCGTCGTATGACTTGAACTTATCTGGAGCAACGAGTTCTGCGAGTGAGTGTTCGCCCTTCCAGATTGCTTCCATATCATCATCGTCGTCAAGCAGCGGAGCTGGCTCTTCAAACTCTGACTTATCGTAGTTGCGATAGCCTTCGACCTTGCGGATCTTCAGCTTGAAGTTTGCACCAGCCCAGAGATCAAATGGATTGGTTGGCTTCTCATCTTCAAACTCAGGATTCATCTTCTCGTTGATCTTGTCGAAAATCTTCTTACCGAACTTGAAGAGGAACACCTTACCTTCGTTCTCAGGATGAGCAGGATCCTTGACAACATAGATGTTTGCGATATAGCTCAGACGGCGCTTGCGTGCGCGAGCAATCTCCTTGTCCTTGTCGTTACCTGAGTTCCAAAGCTTGGAATTCATTTCAGCAACAGGATCGGGCTGATTGAGAGTCGTCAACGAGTTCTCAATGTACCAGCCACCTGGACCTTGGAAACCGTGGTTCCAGATACGGACCCATGGAAGTTCTTCATTGACGGGAGCGGGAAGGAAGCGAATGATAGCGTATCCGTTACCAGCCTTATCAACTTCAGGCTGCCAATAGCGATCATCGGATGACGATCCCTGTTCTTTGTTGGCGAGCTTGTTGATTTCTTTGGTGAGACGCTCCAGCGAAGAAGTGCGCTGACGCTTGAGGGCAGAAAAAGATTCGTTCATGTATGTCTCCGTTGTATGTGTTGTGTATAACGTCTTATCCACAGTATGCATAATATACTAGTATATAGCACGAGTCAAGACGAAAAGACATCGCGCATTACTTTTTTTATTGTAGCCTTTTCGACTCTGACAAATGGGCGATACTTAGAAAGCTGACGATGAAACTCAGGCCATACGACTGGATCGTCAATCTCTTCGTTCCACTTGTCAAGGACGTTGAATGCTACATCAAATGCAATAACAGTTTCAGCCGCGATCTTACCCGCCATATACATTTTCAAAAGAACTGGATGAGTTTGCTCAACCAGTAGAATACGGCTTACGCTGTTATTGCATTCATCAAGAATGGTTTCCAAGTCTTGCTTCAGATAGTATGAAAATGCTTCCATACGTTTCTGCCAGTTGAGATATACCTTCTCTGACTCGGGACCATTCATCTCTCCAACCCAGCGAACACCTGCGTTGGAGACAAAGTTAGCAACGAAGAAGTTTGTGAGTTCCTCGTCGCTATACTTGCGTTCCAGTTTGCGAAAGAGATACTGATCCTTGCGCTTCAGGAACGATTCCTCGCTTATCTTGCGCACCTTGCCACTATACTTGATAAAGTCATAATCAGAAGTAAAGTGCAGCTTCAACGCTTGATAGCGGTTGTATGCTTTCATACCTTCCATTACAGGGTTACGTCAAGAGGCTCGTGCTTCCAGCCGCGCTCTTTGAACTTCTCGAAGCGCCACTCAGCTGGAATTCTGTTGCTGTTCTGAACGAGTTTCTTAGCTTTGATAAGATCGTAGACTTCACGAGTGATGTATAGCTTATCCTTAGAAAAATCATACGATACACAGCAGTGCTTGAAATCAAAATGCTTGACTAGTTCTTCACGAGTCTTATACTTTGTCGTGATATACTGCACGCCAGTTTTTTTGAAGAACACAGTTTGTTCGATCTGTTTGTTGTTCATGTAATTAGAATTGCCTAGTCGAACATCATCATTACCTTCGGCAGATACGGATAGCTGTTTTACATATTCGCGATTATCAATATCGTCGAGCATGAATATATCATAGTCTTTGACTGGCTCTTTGTTGAGCATAGAAGCGAAGCAACCTCCAGCGACAACAAGACGAGTCATATCAAGCGCAGTAATCGGAACTGTATCGAATAGAAGGGCTTTGATAGTCTGTTTGACTTCTAGAATACGACGTTCATCATCAAAAGAGAACAGCTTACTCTTTACATCTCGATGTGGATCATCGACGTATGTTGCAGACATAACAGAACCGATAGCACCATGATTTTGCATCGCGCTTTTTACAACTGCACCGAAACCAGCACCTCCGCCAGAGCTGGCACCGATTGCTCCTGTGTTGACTGCTGTCACTGGAATAGTATTTGGCATGATTGTCTCTATTGCGCTTGATATCACCGAGTATGGAAAATGTGTATCTTCAAGTTCTGTTCTACCAACAACAGTTCGATTTCCGTTCTTCATATTGGTCAGAACAATGTTGTCCCAAGCATAATCCCTATCGACCGCTAGGTCTGGGATATTCATTTGATTGATTGAAGAAATGAGATTGTCGATTGTTGTCTTAGCCATTAGATCGGCAACCTTGATCCAGTGCGTTTGATAAGATTGAGTGACGCAGCTTCTGACTGAAGCAGCTTACGCATAGTAGGAGTCATGAGCTTGGATACATTCTCAAACTCAAGACCAGTCTTTTCACAGACATCGGTAATCGCTTCGAGATAGCTCATACCTTTGTCGCTGATACGAAGTTCCACCATCGAGATGAATGTGTTGGAACTCATGATGCTTGCTACAGCTGCTGTCTCACTCATTTATCATATCCTTCGTAGGGGACGTTCTGTGCGCCGCTCCAGAATAGTGTGTTGTCAAGTTTGAGTTTGCTGTTTCCAGCTTCGGCAATCTCAGCAAGAGTGCGATCACAGCCAATACACTTTTCGCCGGCTTCGTCAAGCTGACAAATCTTTACACAAGGTGTTTGCTTAGGAACTGTAATAGGGACAGTTGCACGACCACCAACGCTACGACGAACGATATCTTCGCTAAGTGCTTCTGGATAGTAAAGTTCTAGTGCAGAACAATCTTCGAGGCAGTTGAACCAATGAAACTCGCCAGGACGGACAGAAGTATAATCACCTGCTCGAAGAGTGGTGACATCGGTAAGATCATAGTTATTCTTTGCGACATGGATTTCCAGCACTCCTGAGATGACATAGAATCCGTTCCACTTGTGTTCATGCTTATGCTCCGAGCAGCGATAGCCAGCTTTGACATTGATCTTGTGAAGTTCAACCAGCGAGTTCTGAAACAGAACGCTTGTGTCACCCCAAACCTTTCCAGTGATGTTTCCCATTATACTTCCTTCATCAATTCCTGAATACGTTGGAACAGGCTATTCTTATTTGATTCATAACGACGTTGAGCCTTACGAGTAATAAACATTCGCATCTTTGCAGATTCGGTTATCGACTTCATATTACGAATATCTGGATCGATATTGTCTAAACGGAAAGAAGAGTATCCGCACATATATTCTTCATATTCGCGAGCAACATAATCTGCGATCCACTTGGAAGGATCGCTAGTCATTGTATTATATTCTGCCTTGACTCGTGAAAGAGTTTCAACTGGATCCCACGGAATGGCTTGATCTACAAAGTTTGCGGGTGTAGATAATCCTGGCGATGGATACGAAGATTGATAGATCATCTCTTTTGCAACGACAGGACCAGCAGCTGCGCCAAGTCCAAGCATACCAAGAACACCACGACGATTCATGACCAATCAACCTTTTGGCACACAAGCCAGTTTGTAATTATCCCAGATACCGCGACCGTATTTCTTTTCTTCAATAAACTTCAACGCATACAAACACGATTCGTAGGTATTGAACTCTTGGAACTTGACGTTCTGACCGTTGCCAGCGTTACCTGAGAAATATGTAATAACCACAAGAACGTAGATCATCGCCTCAAACCTCGTTTTGATATGATGTCCAATTCTACTAAATCATACAGCAGTTTCTCGAAGCTGTCAAGATAAATCATGTTCGGACCATCAGATGGAGCGAAGTCTGGCGACTCGTGAACTTCCATGAACAACGCAGCTACGCCAACAGCAACAGCAGCGCGAGCCATTGTCGGCACATACTGACGCTGTCCGCCAGAAGTCATACCGTTTCCGCCAGGAAGCTGAACAGCATGAGTGCAATCCATCACAACAGCGTTGGTGTATTGCTTCATTACTTCCAGAGAACGCATATCGACTACAAGATTGTTGTAGCCAAATGTCGTGCCACGCTCTGTGAACATATACTTGTCGCAGCCAAACTTACGCAGCTTCTCAGCAACATTCTTCATTTCCCACGGAGATAGGAACTGACCTTTCTTCACGTTGACGGGCTTACCTGTTTCTGCTGCCGCGCGAATAAGATCAGTCTGTCGGCAAAGGAACGCAGGGATTTGTAAGATATCAGCCTGCACTTGTTCACATTGCCATGATTCGTGAACGTCCGTGAGAACCTCGATGTTCCTAGCACGGACGGCCTCCATTCCGTAAAACGCCTCGTCGAAGCCGCTACCTCTACTACTATCTGCGGAACTTCGATTCGCTTTATCGAAAGAGGTCTTATAAATGAAGTTGATTTCTCTGTCGAACTGTTGTCCGACCTTGATACAGATTTCCTTGAGGGACTCTGCCATCATGACTGCGTGATCCTTAGTCTCGAACGCACAAGGACCAGCGATGATACTCAAGGGTTTGTCATTACCACAGTTTTCATAGAACATAGTTTAGTCCCACAGTGCGCGATAATACTTTCCAAACAAACGAAGTCCGTTCTTGATACGCTCGTGATGCGCATCCATACCTTCACGATCCCATCCCGTTCCTTCGGTATAGAACAGATCGTAATCGTTGTCGATTTTCATCGCTTCAAACGTCCAGATCATTTCTTCCATAACCCACTTGTAGCGATCCAACGCGAGCGTGTCATTATGCCCAAAATCAGTCTCTTCACCTTTACCAAGATGAGGAACGTCTTCTGGATCTGGAGTGAAGTAGCCGTGATTGGTATCACGAAGCTGAACAAGCATAGGATGAATGATGAGCGCAAGCGTGTGATCCATCGACCAAGTATCGTAGTTGTCGATGCGAACCTTGACCTTACGTTCAAGATCACCAATTAGCTTGTTGATCGTAAAGTTCAAAACAGTTTGAATGTGATCACAGATGCGCTCGACGAACTTATCCGTCTTAGTCATCTGATCTGGATCAAGTTGCCAGTATGGCTCCTTATACTTCCAGGAAACATACTTGTCGAAGAGGGTATATGCGCTGATATGAGTTGTGCGATAAGGACCAATGTAGACTTTCATGATATACTCCAAGAATGGTTCGGGGTGATGGGATCGAACCACCAACATGCGGATTCAAAGTCCGCTGTTCTACCAATTGAACTAACCCCGAATGATTAGCAACCCACGTTCGTGTCAGTTTCGTTTAGCAATTGCTTGGGAGAAGAATGGGAACCAGCTTCGATAAATGAGAGAAGCTCTGTAGCCTTTTCGGTATATGCGCTTGTCGGAGGAGCGGTAACCTTCTCTCCATTTTCCTTGCGCCAATAGAGATCCTGATCGACAATACCAATTGCTGTCATAAGAACTTCATAGCGAAGACGCTTATCGTTATAATCCATAATGTACCTCACGGGTTTTTGTTTGAATGCGGAACATCGAATACAAATGTAATTCTATCGACTGTTCCAATATTCTTTGCGGAATGCGGTAACTTGTTATTGAACCAGAAGAAAGTTCCTGGCTTGATAACATGTTCTTCACCATCCACTTCATACAGATATTCGCCTTGTAGAGCGAAGTGATATCTATCACGCGAAAGATAATAAGTTCCGTCGTCGATATGACGACCAACACGATTGTTGGGCTTTAGCTTGAAGAAAGCTGCGCGAGATGTTTTCTCAATACCCCATCCGCGCAACCAGTCATGAACCTCGTGATACTTATCGAACAATGGTGTATTCTGCTGTTCTTCGCAGTTCTTCGGGTTGACACGAATAGAAGGAACTGCAGCCATAACAAGCGGAAGAAATCCGTAAGGATCTAAGTTGCCCGCGATATTATCGTAGGTCGACACAGCTTTCCAATCATCGGGATTGTCGAGTACCTTTTGAAGGATAGGCTTGTAGGATTCGGTAAGACTAATAAATCTAAAGTTGCTCATCTTTACATACAAAGGTCTTCATATCGGGAGTGATGTACTCTATGGCGACTAGTATCACCATAGTAATTATAATTCGAAAACCAAGCGAAAAGTAAACCAATCATGGCGCATTCTTTCATTAGAGAGGTGGGGGGATTCTGTTCCAAAGCTCCCCCCTTGCTCGTTCTTAGGCTGCTAGAGCGTAAGAGATAGGTGCATTATCGTTTGCATCTAAAACGCGCTTTCGGTCTCCTCGTAGCTTTACTACGCACGTCGATCCTATTTCGCCCCCATCAAGAATACACCGCTGTGTTTCGGTTGGGGCTTACTTATATTCATAAGGTTTACCCATGTAGTCCGTGTCGATGTATTCGTGGTGGAGGCGGTGGGTACTGCCCCCACGTCCGAAACGTCTATTCCATACGCCTCAACGACCTCAGCATATTATTTATACTAAGCGGTTTGACGTTGATTGTCAAGACTTTTCCTCCACTCATACTGATCTCTTACACGAATCAGTTGGCGGACGTAGTCGTTGCGTTTGCCAGGAAATACTTGGAACTCGCCTTCGTCGGAAACCATGAGAATGGCAAAGTGATGGCACTCGATGCCAGTATGCTCTTCGAACATGATAGAGTATGCTGTAGCCTGCATGAAGTAGTCTGTAATCATGTCTGGCTTTTTCATTTCGCGAGCAGTCTTGAAATCGACTACCGTCACTTCGCCGTTCCACTCACAGATTAGGTCTGCGGTCCCTGCGATGCGGAGGATGTCCGAGAACATCGGCGTTTCAGATGCATACACAAGTTGTAGATTATCGTCCAGACATTTTTGAACAAGACGAAAACGTGCGAGGGTCGAAGGCATGATTTCTTTTGCATCTATCTCATCTCCTAGAATATATTTTTCCATTAGATTGTGAAGATCGGTGCCTCGTCTTGCGCTCTGTCGTGCGATCTTGTTAGCTTCTTCTTCACCAACACGAGCGCGCCACTCGGCAATCGCTTTCTTCTTCTCGGGCTGATCGCCCAGAACTGTAGTGATGGAAGGATACACGTTACCATCGGGCGTCTGATAACGTCTGCCCGATGGTGTGTTGATTTGTTTTGCTCTTGGTAAATCTATATAAGGACTATGATCAAATCTCAAGTTATCATTCCACGTTCTTCAAGTTCTGTTCGCGTAAGTATATATTCGCGAACAAAGCCTGATCGAACGACATCCTCCTTATTGAATTTCACAATTTCGAATGATCTCATTTGATTTGCAATCTTCAACAGATTGTTCATACCAGATCCTTCACGAGTATAATCCTTCTGTGTAAAGTCGCCACAGAAAATAACACGACAACCCTCACCCACGCGAGTCATAACTGTATGGATTTCATGATCTGACAAGTTCTGACACTCGTCGATGATAATGATGTTATCGCGGAATGTCATACCACGTAGGAATGACGTAATGTCAAATTGAATGTAGCCGTTCTGCTTCATCCAACCATAATCTTTATCACAGATTTCGGATACAATACCTTGATACGGTGCTTCATAGACTGCTGCTTTATCTTTAGCGTTGCCAGGCAAGAAACCGATATCGCGTGTAGGAACCACGCTGCGTAGAATGACGATTGGCTTAGGCGCATCACCATTGAGCATAGCATTCATCGAAAGCCAAACAGCAAGGAACGTCTTACCTGTTCCTGCGCACCCGTGCATAATAATATTCTTATCGGAATTGAATGCTTCGACGACTAGTCGTTGCGCTGCTGTCTTTGGGGATACACGACACAAGCTCGGAATTACAGGTTGTCGATAACCTGTACCCTTAGCTCTCTTCTTTTGTTTTCGTTCTTTTCTCGTCAAATACTTACTTGCTTCGGCTTCAAGGAATGCTTCGTCTATGATTGCAGGCTTCATGTCTGCTCCGATGTTATTGTTATGGGGAATCATAACGAACGAGAACGAGTTCTGTGTCGTGCATACCTCCTTAGAATGTGTTGACGGTTGATTTGGGATGCTTCTTCTTGATAGTCTTCAAGATGTCGCGGAAACCAGAATCGGGTTTGTTGCGACCAGCCGATACGCCGCTAACAATCTGCGGCGCTGCTGGAACCTGACGGATGTGGGGGTTTTTTTCGAGAAGTTCTTCCATTGAGGAAATCGTCATGAAGTCCTCGTAAATCTCACCTGTCTGGGTATTCTCAAATGTATATTTTGGCATCTTACCTCATTATTTAGTATCCGACAAAACGTCGGTCAAAGACGGAAAGATTTTTGTGATTTCGTTCCATGCCATAGTGGCAATCTCTCGGTGCTCCTTCTGAGTGCCATTATCCATACGCAGCTCGCAGTAGTGAATCCAGCTACGCAGCGTCCCGTTCATATACATGCGGGACTGAATCAGACCTTCAGGAAGAACAGCGCGAGCCTGTTCCTTGGCAATGTTATTTTCGATAGCCCATTTGTATGCACCTCTTGCCATATCCTGCATGTTGCTCTGGATCTGATTCCAATCGCGCTGAAGTTTTTCATCTTCAGTTTCAATGCTATTCTGACGATTCTTCATATCCTGCAAACGAGCTTCGCGAGTAACAAAGCCAAGATCCTTGGTAGGATCAGCATAACGCTGGCTAAACTCTTGGAACGAGAAGCTGCGATGGCGCAGAATCTGACGAGCGATGTCGCGTGTCGTATCAATTTCCATACAGATGGAAACCATCTCGAATGGAGACCAATGCTTATGCTTTGCGAGATACCGAAGCAGCTTTGGAGCAGTCTCGGTATTCATTTGATTAGATGGATTGCTTACACGAGCAACATACGCAATGAACTCGTCAACTCCTACGATATAACCAGTGATAGGATCACTAATTGTTGGCTTACTTACAGCTACAACCTTCACGCTTTGCATTTAGTGCCTCATTCAATTTGTTTACGACTTCACTTAGACTTTCTTCAACGAACCACTCGTTACCATTACAACCGTAGATGGTTGTCGTCAGACTAGCGCCTTGGGTACGTCGTGATTCATAAACTGATAAAACATTTGTGGCATTGATATACACAGGCATATCAAGGAAGTTCTGATTTAGATTCGTGAACTTAACTAGCAAGGAACCATCCTGGTACTTCACGACTCGTCCATTTCGCGAATCGTTTCTTATGTTCTATGTAGTATTTACGATAGCCGTCTACAGGGTTTTCACGCTTGCAATCATCTGGCATAGCTTGTGGGAACCATGTGCGATTAGCTGACATGATATTCTTAGGAAGCTTTTGCAGATGTGGAAGTAGCTGCTCACACTTGTGATGTTTGCCGTAACGATAGGTATACTCGTCGAGCAAACACTGGAGTAATGAAACCGACCAGATATAGTTTGCACTTGTATGCATCGACCACTGTGTGCAAGGATGATTGACATGAGTGGCATGATATAGAGTGGTCTCGCGTGAGTCAGGAAGAACCCAACGCTTTGCCTTGCGACCAGACTTAGACTTGCCTTCAATTTCAATACCGTCGAGAATACGATGCGCAGTGCAAAGCATTTGGCATTCTTCGACAATCATCTTGACAACATGTTTGTCGCAATGATACTCAGCCGCGATCTGCGGATCTTCGTCAAGAATAAATCTGTTCATCGTTGTCTTCCCATTTCCATTCAAGTATATACCACATCATCTTGATTGTCAACCACCGTGGGCGTTTGTATGCAGCGAACTTGGTTGACACAGCTGGAACAGATCCAGGCATAATCCAATAACCAACAGGCTTCGGTGGTAGCTGAATTGTGTAGCCTTGCATATCAAATCTC